CAGCTCGTGGTCATCCTCGAACTGGAAGGCCGCGTTGTCCATGTGAATGACGAGGGAGAAGTTCACCCTCCCTCGCCATCGTCCAGCCGGTCCTCGATCTCAGCCAGCCGCGATTCGAGACGAGTCGCCGCCTCCAAGATCATCCGCTGGGTATCGAGGACTTGATCTGCGAGGTGACGCTGTTCAGCGTCGAGCTGATCGAACCGGGCGACCAGTGCCGTGTACAACGCCCCGATAGTGACCGGACCCGGCTCTGATCGCAGACGATCCTCGATCCGCTGGACCCGCTGTTCGAGTCGCTCGATGCGGTCGTTGCTCATCGGATCACCTCGCCCTCAACAGTATCGATGACGTGGTACGTGTAGCTCCCCGCCGCATTGGCTTGGCGTTGCAGCGAACGCCAGCGAGCGAGGATCGTGTCCCGGCTGTCAGAGCGGGCCTCGACCCGGAACTTGTCGTCCTGCCAGCGGTTGGACACGACCACGTACCGGCGTGCGCTGGCGACGCGGACCTTGTGCCCTTCGGGCAGCGTGAAAGTCCCTTTCACGACCCCACCCCGCTGGCTTTCAGGAAGCGGTCACGGTCGAACTGCTCGTTGTCCTGTCGGAACAGGATGGCGAGGGCATGAGCGACCTGGACCACCGAGGCGCGGTACTCGTCGGATCGCGCCCCGTCGATGTGCTCGCGGAGCACGGTGGCAATAGCCACGTAGTGCTGTCGGGTGAACATGGCCCCCCCGTCAGGACTGCGCCGCGGCGGCGATGAGGAACAGCAGGAACGTGCCTGCTCCGACCAGTCCGAGCACCAGACCGGCGATGGCCATGCCCTTGCCGGTCTGCCTCACGGCGTGACCAGTCGAGGCCAGACGTTCGGACTCGTTGATCTGCTTGATCGCGATCCCGCCGAAGATGATGGCGAGCAGCGATCCGATCCACCAGATCCACACGATGCCGAGCACCATCGAGGCGATGGCGAGACCGTTGGTCTTGGTCAGCGGTGGCATGTAGCCGTACGGTTGGGGTTGGGGTGGGTAGTTGGGTTGCATTGGTGTTCTTTCTTCCTTGTTTGGTTGTTGTCACTGGCCCCGTCGTTGACGGGCTTGTTCACGCTCGCGCTGCCAGCGCTGCATATCGCGGCGTGCCTGGCGCTGAGGGTTCGACCCGCGGTCGAACCAGCCCCAGAACTTGGTGTTCAGTTGCAGCCTGACTGCGAGCAGGATCGCAGCCAGGATGATGCCGATGGGTAGGCCGATGATCCAGCCCAGTGTTTGTCCACTCATCGTCGTTCCTCCTGTGGCCGCACTCTCATCGAGCGCAGCCGTTGTTTGGTTGATCTGAATCAGTCTGATTCGTTGCAGGGTGAGGTGTCCACTTCGCCTTCGTCCAGTGCCCGGCGCAGTTTCTTTTTCATTGGTTGTTCCTCTTTGGGCCGCACCCTTTCGGGTACGGGTTGTTGTTGGTTGTTGCCCGTGACTCACAGGTGAGTCAGCGGATTTCTGTGATCTCGAACTCGTCGGCCAGGTCGCGCATCCACGCGTCGAGCGTGCCTCCGTCGAGTCGGCCCAGGTCGAGGTTGAGCATGTTGGTGAACGCGTCGAGCATCGGCACGGTGATGTGCTCGCGGCCGTAGCCGCTGACCGCTTCGTCCGGGTTGTGCGCGAACCAGCTGCTGATGGCTCGGGCCATGTCGAGGATGATCTGCTCGGCTGGTGTCACCGCGCCGCGCTCGGTGTAGTCCGCGACCGCCATGTTGTGTCGGACGGCCCACGGCTCCGTCTGCCACTTGCGATTGACGTGCAGGGCTTGGGGTAGTGCTTTCATTGGTTGTTCCTTTCGTTGGTTGACTGAGGATTCAGTCGTTGGTGCCGACGTGGACCAGGCGTCCACATTTCTCGCAGTACACGGAGTAGTCGGGCCAGTCGCCACCGACCGACTCGATGTCACGGGTGTACCCCTCGTCGTCCACGAACCGCGTGTTGGGCTGGGCCGGGATGTGACCGAGCGAGCAGTAGTACTCGATGTCGCTCCTGTCGGTGCCGATCCAGACCGAGCCGTCCTCACCGTCGTACACGCGGATGATGCCGCGCTCGTAGCTGTCGTAGCTGCGAGCGTCGTCGTCGCGGTACGCGCTGCCGAGGATCACTTGGTGCGGGTTGTCCACGCCGTGCTTGGCCGGGTCGTAACCCACCGGGTGACGCAGGAAGTCATCGAGCGCGTCCAGCTCGAAGCGTTCCTCGTCGGTGGCGTTGCGCAGGCATCCGGCTATCTCACCGAACACACCCGAGGTGATGGTGCCCGACGACGAGAAGGCGTACAGCGCGCTGTTCTGTCCACCGTGCCAGAAGCTGGCGATCTCGCGGGCCTGGTTGATGTGCATGTTGGTTCCGTTTCGTTGTTTGGTTGGTTGGTGAATCAGAGTGATTCAGGACTGGCCGTTCAGCTCATCGAGGCTGATGCCCCAGACCATGCACCAGTCGGGGTGGGCGAACAGGCGACCACGCCGACGACAGTGCGGGCAGGGCTGACGGTTCTGGAAGGCGGCGATCACCTCGCCGCGATGGATGCGGCCCACGTTGCGGTAGTGGATCGCGTCGCGCATCATGCGCTTGACCCCGCCGTAGTGGTTGACCGCTTCGGAGCTGTAGTTGCGCCCGGCCTTGAAGGCCTCGATGCACGCCTGCGCCTCGGAGCGGGACAGGATGCCCTGGCGAGTGAGCGCGTTGATGAGCCGGGGGTAATTCTTGGCGCTCATCAGTAGTCCACGTTCCTGCACAGGGTGCCGACCAGGACTCCGCCCATGTCGTCACACACCCGCTCGGTGTGATGGTCGGTCCAGCGCGATGGCATGGTGACGACGAGACGCTGTGGCGGGCGCACGTCGCATCCGGGGGTGTGTCCATACCGGACGGTGACCACGCGGCCCGTACAGGGCGCTACAGGGGCCTCTGCGGCCATTGTGCGCCCACATCCGGTGAGCGCAGCGAACAGGACGATGATGATGGCTTTCATGGTGGTTGGCTTTCGTTGGTTGGTTGGTTGGTGGTTGGACTGAATCAGATCGATTCAGGCGATGGCCCCGTTGCGGCCGACGTAGTGGCCGATGGAGTAGGCGATGTTCCAAGTCAGGGACTGGGCCAGTCGCCGCGGGTTGCCGTGCATCCCACGGCTGTAGGCATCGGGGTGACGACGGATCGCGTCACGGGCCTGGATGGTTGTGATATTGGGCATGTCTGCCTTTCCGCCTGGCCCATTGCGCCAGGCACTGCTCGCCCTGGTGGGCGACCACACTCGGTGTGAGCGTGGATTTGATGGCCCGTGAATCAGGTTGATTCACGGGGTCGGGACCGATGTTGGTACCGACATGGCAACAGCCCGACCTCAGGCAAGGAGGACACCTGAGATCGGGCTGTGTGTATGTCAGTGCCACCACGTCGCGGTGGATGATGGAAAGCCTGTTGGCGGGGGTTCAGGCTGCTTTGGTGATCGGGGTGACCTTGCGCTGCAGCTTGACCGTGGACAGGGCCGCGATCAGCGCGTCGAGCTGGGCATCGGTCATGCCCTTGGTGACCCGGGTGGCCAGCTTGGTCGCATCGAACGCGGCCGGAGCCTTCTTGGTGCCAGTGTCGGTCAGTGCCGTATACAGGCCCGAGAGCTTGATCTCCCGACCCTGGGCCGCGCACTGGGCGACGTAGGCGTCACCCTTGGCCACCCGAGTCCTCTCGGGCATGGTGCGGCAGATGTCCGCAATCTTGATCGCCCGCTGCACCTTGGAGTTGTACTTGGTGTCGCTGATGACCACACCCCGCATGTACTTGGGGCGCTTGGCATTGGGAATCGCGTTGTACTGCTCGGCCAGCACTCGGGCGAACTCCCGAGTACTGGGGTTGCCCGCTTCCACAACGGCGTTGTTCCACAGGACCGCGGTCTCGATTGCCTTGTCGAGACTGTCGATACTGTTCGCCACGTCCCCTTCCACCAGGGCAGCAACGTTGGTGATGATGATGTTCGTGTTCTCAGGCATGACGCCTGCTCTCCGTTTCCGTGAATCGGTTTGATTCACACTCCGAGAGACCATGCCCTACACCCCTGGTCCCTTAGCACCAGGGTTGAATACGGTAGACGTAGGACTCCCCCTACATTGGCGTAGGGTTCTAGGTCTCATTGATTGGTATCACCTATAGGTATTGAGAGCGGATAGCTTCGCTGGTGAATCATTCTGATTCGCCAGCTCAGCGAACAGATCCGCAGATCTATTCGCCCCCTCCCCACCCCCGGGGGCATGAGGGGGAGTGGTATATATATATGGATGGATGCTTTCTTTTCGGTACTTACGTACTCAATTTCGCATTTGTGCATCCGATCACCTCAAAGAGGTTGATCGGATGCCTGGATCCATCCATGCGTCCGCGATGTGGACGCAGATCGGGCCTTCTTCGACCGCGGTCGCGGTCTCAGGAGTCCCGATGCTCGCATGTAGACCAGTCCCTGGGACCCTCCTGACCGTTGTAGCCGTCACCGCAGGTCACGCTGTTCCATCGTGACCGCCCCGTCGTCCGTCGCCTCTACCCAGGTCGCCACGGAATCCCAGGCTTTCGCCATGCCGTGAGCTACGACTCGTACGGGGACTGAAGCCCCTCTCACCCCTGCGGGGTTCGGGCCACAGTCTCGGCGGCTGTGGGACCCCGGTGGGGGACCTCATTCGGTGACGGGCGAGTAGGCCGGTGGTTGGCCGGTTATCTCTACTGGTCGTCTTGTCCCCCCATGTAATGGGCGCGCAGCGCCCGTTGCACGGCCTCGTGCAGCGGCATGCGTTCGCCCTCGGGGGCGAACACGTCCCCGGCCAGCTTGGACTGTTCGATGATCGGCTGTAGCTCTCTGCGCGCCCACATCTCTTCCGCCTGGGCGCGGTTGTTCGCCCCCTTCACGAAGCGGCCCCAACCACCGTTCGGGTTCGGCACGCTCGACCCAGCGACCCGGGTGTGGCCGCTGTCGTCGCGCACCAGCAGCTCCCCGCCCGGGTCTCTCATCAGTTCCGCGATGATGCTGTCGATCTCCGCGACCGACGCAGGCTCGCAGATGTGGTCGCTCATACAGTCCCCACTGTAAATGGGCTGGTCACTCCCCTCCACGCCCGAAAGGGTGTGGCAGCCCGTCCAGGGCTGGTAGATCAGGGATGTCTGGTAGCCACGGGTTCTCGGCGTGGTCGAACCGTTCTCGCCACCAGGTGACGACGAACTCGATCTTGTCGTCCAGCTCGCCCATCCCGAACATCAAGATGCAGTCGGTGCAGTGACAGTCGTGGCGGTTCTGCGACCGCGGACACTTCCACGGCCCGTCAACAGGGCCGACCTCTTCAGCGAACGGGCACAGCACACTTGCCCCCTTCCTCTCCCTTTGCAGCCGCGGGTGGTAGCTGCATGTTAGCCCGGGGGACATATCGTCCTGTCTGTTGTGAGTGTGGGCCAGAAACAGGGTTCTGCAGGGCGAGGTGGAACCGGTCGTCAACCGGCTTGGAAGCACCCCGCCGAAGACCCCCGCAAAGTCCGGTTGATGGGCTGGTTGGCTACGCCTCCGGCATCGCGGCATCCACCGACTCGTCAACAGCTGGCCACGGAGATCGGCGTGAGCCTGCGCACGTTGCAGTTGTGGATGTCCCAGCCCCAGTTCCGTGAGAGCTGGCAGGAGACAGCCGACTACGTGATCGGGGACACCGAACGTGCTCGCCACATCCTCGATGAGCTGTACCGCGCCGCCGTCGATCCAGCCAACCGTCAGCAGGTGCAAGCGGCCAAGTTGTACCTGGAAGCGACCAAGGCGATCCAGCCCGGGGCGGTCCGCGTCGAGATGACCAAGCCCAAGGACATGACCGACGAAGAGCTGGACGCGCTGTTGGCCGAGGGTGCCGCGATCATGGCTGCCGAACGGACATTGGCCGACCATCCCGAGCCTGATTCAGCTTCACCGTGGCCTGCGCCTGATTCGCCCCGTCTGGGCTGATGCCCCTGGAACTCGATCCGGCCACGTTCGAGGAACTGCGCCTCGAACGCGAATGGCGGCGTTGCGCGCCGAGCTGGGATCAGGATTCCGAGGTCCTGCTCGAAGCCTTCGACTACTTCTGTCGGACTTACTGGTCGATCCGTCACCCTGAACGGGGCAAGATCGCCTTCACCCTGCGCGAGAGTCAGATCGAGACCATCCAGACCTGGCTCACCGAGCGTTACACCCTGGTGTTGAAAGCCCGCCAGATCGGCTTCTCCACGCTCATCGCCACCTACTGCTTCTGGCTCACTTTCTTCTACCCCGACCGGGCCGTGGTGATGATCTCCAAGACCGAACGCGAGGCGGCGAAGCTGTTGCAGCGGAGCAAGTACGGCTACCGCTTCTTGCCCGAGTGGATGAAGCTGCGGGGGCCGGTACGCGTGGAGAACACGCAGTCCAAGATCACCTTCTCCAACGAGTCCGGCATCGAGTCGCTGCCATCCGCGTCGGACCCCGGGCGTGGTGAGTCGGTGTTCTTGGTGGTGGTGGACGAGATCGCCTTCCTGCCCAACTCTGAAGAGGCGTACGCGGCCATCGAGCCGATTGCCGACATCGGCGGGCGGATCATCATGCTGGGCACGGCGCATGGCGAGGGCAACCTGTTCCACAAGCTGTGGGTCGGCTCCAAGGTGGGGGAGAACCGCTATTGCAGCCTGTTCTTCGGCTGGGACGCCGGGGACCGCGACGACCAATGGTATGAGCGCAAGAAGGCCGAGCTGCCCGCCTGGCAACTGGCCCAGGAGTACCCGTCGTCGGCCGAAGAGGCGTTCCTACGATCCGGTAATCCCGTGTTCGACATCGACGCTCTGGCCGAGATGCAGGCGGTCGAACCCAAAGCCCGAGGCTACTTGTGGGAGCCGCCCTCAGACCCGCTCACCTTTGTCCCCGATGGCGGGGCGCTGGCAGTGTGGGAGTTCCCCAAACCCAAGGTGGTCTACGTCATCGGTGCCGACGTGTCCGAGGGTCTGGAGCACGGGGACTATTCGTGCGCGGTGGTCCTGAACGTCAAGGACCACACGACCGCCGCCGTCTTCCACGCCCACATCGACGCCGACTTGTTTGGCAGCGACATCTTGGGCCTTCTCGGCCAGTGGTACAACACCGCCCTTGTCGGCGTCGAGTCCAACAACCACGGTCTCACCAGCCTGAAGGCGTTGCAGAACGAGGGCTACCGCAACATCTACCGTCAACACCGCCAGGCCCAACGGTTCGAGCCGAAGACCGAGCTGTTGGGCTGGCGCACCACCATCGCCTCCAAAGCTCTGGCCATCGACGCCTTGGAGAAAGAGATCCGCGAACGCGATCTGTGGGTCCCCGACGCGGCCTCCATCGAAGAGCTGCGCCAGTTCGTGCGCGAGGGCAACGGCCGGATGCACGGCTCGCCCTACGACGACCGCACGATGGCCTACGCCATCGCCGTGCAGATGCTGCGCTACGCCTGGCTTCCCGAGTACCGCATCGATCAGAAGCCGGGGCCGGGGACGATGGGATGGTTCGTGGAGCGGATGTATCGCAAAGACAAGACGGTCAAACGCACCCCCATCGGCCAGCACTCGGTGCGCAGGCGGGCCTGAATCATTCCGATTCACGACGACGGGGGGACAATCCGCTGCGTTAGGTGATGGGTTGCAATCGATGCGGCCGGATCGATGTGCCGCTTCGCCGTGATGGCGAATGCTTTCGTTGTCACTGCCAGGGAGTCGGATTCACGTTCACCGGCCCTCGCTACGGACGGGCCTCGTTCCACGACGAGACGAGGGCCGAGTTCCTGGCCGAGAACGTGGGCGTCGAACGGATCCGCTCCGGCCAAGTCGAGCGCGCGTAATGGCCCCGCCCCGGTACACCGACTTGTTGAAGCGCTACGTCTCGGAGATCAAACGGTCCAGCCGGTGGCGGGAGAACGAAGGCTACGACGACTTGTGGAAGCGAATGCGCGACCTGTATCGGGGTAAGCATCTGAAGACCACCTCGACCAGCGACCAGCTGGTGGTCAACATGAGCTTCGCCACGATCAACGTGATCGCCCCCTCCGTGGCCGTGAACAACCCCAAGTTCACCGTGATGGCCCGACGCCCCGAGTACGAGGTGCAGGCCATGTTTGCCGAAGAGGCGTTGAACTACCAGTGGCGCACCAACCGCTACCAGGACCAGTTTCGCCTATGCGTCACCGACTGGCTCGACTTCGGCCACGGCTGGATGAAGGTCGGCTACAAGTTCGTCACCGAGCCGAAGGTGGTGCGTTCGGACGAAGGTGACGACCCCTACGCCGTGGACACCGAAGGCGTCGATGACCGCGAACCCATCGAAGGCAACGTCGAGTCCGAGCGCAACATCATCGAGGACCGGCCCTACGCCGAACGCATCTCACCGTGGGACATGTTCATCGACCCGGACGGCAAGACCCTCGATGTCGTGCGCTGGGTCGCCCAACGCATCCGTCGTCCGGTGGCCGACGTGCGCGTGGACAGCCGCTACTCCCCCAAGTACCGCAAAGAGGTCCAGCCCTCGATGACCAGCCGGTGGGAGCAAGGCTCCGGTTCCCAGCCCGACCCGACCGGGCTGGAGTCGCGCGACAACGGGTTCGTGGATGTCATCGAGTTCTACGACATGCGGCGCAAGACGATGAGCACGTTCTGCGAGAACTGCGAGGACGGGTTCTTGATCAACCCGATCCCAATGCCCTACGCCTTCGGCCCACCGTTCCTGATGCTGCGCAACTACGAGGTGCCCGACGAGTTCTACCCGATGGGTGAGTTGGAGAGCATCGAGACGCTGCAGAACGAGCTGAACGAGACCCGCTCCCAGATGGTCAACCACCGCAAGAAGTACGCCCGCAAGTACCTCTACTTGGAAGATGCCTTCGATGACGTGGGGATCTCGGCGCTGACGGCCGAGGACGACAACACGATGGTCCCGGTCAACGCCGGGCAGGACGTGAACCGGGTGATCATCCCGATGCCTACGGTGGGCACCCCGCCCGACTTCTACAACCAGTCCGAGATGATCCAGTCCGACATCGACCGGGTGTCGGGGGTGTCGGACTACATGCGCGGTGACATGCCCGACATCCGCCGCACCGCCACCGAGGCGGCGATGGTGCAAGACGCCCAGCAGTCCCGGGCTGCCGACAAGCTGTCCAAGGTCGAGGTCTTCCTGTCCCGGTTGGGGGAGCGGATCATCCAACTGATGCAGCAGTACATGACCGGCGAACAGGTGGTGCGGGTGATGGGATCCAACGCCGCCCCGGTGTGGCTCAACTTCGACCGGGACTACATCCAAGGTCAGTTCGACTTCGAGGTCGAGGCTGGTTCGACCGAGCCGCAGAACGAGACCTTCAGGCGGCAAGCCGCGCTGCAGATGGTGGACGCGATGGCTCCGCTGGTGCAGGCCGGGGTGGTCAACCCGTCTGCGGTCGCTCGCCGGGTGCTGCAGTTTGGTTTCGGCGTGAAGGACCCCAACCTGTTTCTGCAAGAAGCGCCACCGCCCGAAGGCGCACCCGGGTCAGCGCCGCCCGGTGGACAGGGTGCGCCCGCCCCTGGTCCCTCCCCGGGCGGCGCACCCGGGATCCCGGCCGGACCGGGCCAGCCGCCACCTGAGCAGGCACCACTCGAACAGGCATCGCAGGCTGCTGCCGGTCAGCCTCCGCAGCCCGAGCTTTCTCCTGCTCAGATCGAACAGCTGCTCACCGAGATCCCGCCCCAGGTGTTGCAACAGTTGATGGCGATGCCCCCCGATCAGGTCACCGAGCTGGTCCGCGCCGGGCAGCTGCCCCCCGAGATCATCGACGTGCTGTCGTTCGTGCAGCAGCAGGAACAGCAGATGGGCGCGGCCCCGCCCGGTGGCCCGCCTGTCGCTGGTCCGTAAGGACTTGTGCCCTCAGGCCAGGGGGGACAATCGGAACTCCATGTGAGCAACCGAAAGGACTCACATGTCCGACGAGCCAGTTTCTGGCGAACTAGCCGAGGAATCCGCCCCCACGGAAGGGACAGGCGAGGCCGAGGCAACCCCTGAACGCACCTACCTCGACACCGATGGCGTCTCGGACCATTACGTCCGAGTCAAAGTCGATGGGCAGGACACCGAGGTTCCGCTTTCCGAAGCGCTCTCGGGCTACAGCCGACAGCAGGACTACACCCGCAAGACGCAGCAGCTCGCAGATCAGCAGAGGGAACTGCAATTCGCCTTCACGCTGCAACAGGCGTTGGAGAACAACCCGCAGGCCACCCTGCGTCTTCTCCAAGAGCAATACGGCCAGCAGTACCAACAGGGCGAAGAAGAGGACTGGACCGAGCTGGACCCCGTGGAGCAGAAGCTCCGCGACTACGAACAGCGCTTCTCCTACCTCGAACAGCAACAGGCGAACCAAGAGCTACAGGTCGCAATCAGGGTGCTCCACGAACGGTATGGCGAGGACTTCGACCCCCCCGCCGTCGTCCAACGGGCCGCAGCGCAAGGACGGATGGACCTCGAAGGCGTCTACAAAGAGATGGCCTTCGAGAAGTACTGGGCCAACCAACAGGCTCAGACCCAGACCGCCAAGCAGCGGGAAGCGGAAGACGCGGCACGTGTGGCAGCGAAGTCTCAGGTGCCCGCCCACATTGGTTCCAGTGTGAACGGTGCCGTCGCGGAGTCAGCCCCGATCACGTCCCTCGCTGACGCCTTCTACGAAGCAAAGCGCCAGCTGGGCATCGAATAGCCGACTCCGGGTCACCCGGGGCGGCAGATAGGTGACCTCACATGGCTTTGGGTAACACCAAGTTCGACTCCCTGTTGAGCACCACGCTCGACAACTATCGCAAGACCCTCACCGACAACGTGTTCAAGGCCCGGCCACTGCTGTGGTGGCTGACCGAGAAGAACAGGGTCCGCAAGCTCTCCGGTGGTGTCACCATCGTGGAGCCGCTGCTCATCGCAGAAGGCCAGGCCGGGTCCTACGGCGAATGGGACGCCATCCAGATCATCCCCCAAGAAGGGATCTCCGCAGCCCAGTACCCGTGGCGACAGCTGTTCGCCACCATCGCCATCTCCGGTCTGGAAGAGGCTCAGAACAACGGCGAAGAGCAGGTGATCAACCTGCTCGAAGCGAAGGTGAAGCAGGCCGAAGAGACCCTGAAGAACCGGCTGTCCGCAATGTCCTACGCCGATGGGACGGGCAACTCGGGCAAGGACTTCCAAGGTCTGGCGTTGCTGGTCAACAGCACCGGCATCGTCGGTGGCATCGACTCGGCGGCAGCCGAGAACGCCTGGTGGCGGTCCTACGTCGGTACGGCGACCGGCGCGATTGCCGACAAGACCAAGCTTCAACCGGCGATGACGACCGCCTACAACACGGTGTCCAACGGCAACGACGTGGTTGACGGCATCTTCGCCGCCCAAGGGGCGTACGAGTTGTACGAGGCCACGCTCACCCCCAACGTCCGGTATCAGGACGTGAAGTCGGCCAACGCCGGGTTCTCCACCCTCATGTTCAAGCAGTGCGCGATGTACTGGGATCGGGCCTGCCCGGCGAACACGATGTACGGACTCAACTCGACCTACATCGGAATGGTCGGCCACACCGACCGGTGGATGAAGCAGTCCCCGTTCTCCGATGGCCTGTCGGCCCAGGCGGGCGGCAACGCCACCACCGTGGACGCCCGGTACTCGATCATCACCGCGTTCGGGAACATGACCGTCCGCAACCGGTCGATGCACTTCAAGCTCAACGTGACGTGAGCTGAATCGGATTGATTCAACCCGGTCTGTCCTCCGCACCTTCCCCCTTCGTGTCGCACCCTGGGGGACAGACCGGGTTTCAGATGTGACGGATGAGCTGCCCGAAGGCATCGCCAAGGTCGTCGGATTCTGGGGGGAACCGAAGGACGACATCAAGCTCGCCCACACCGTTGGCGAGGTCGAACACATCGTGGACGACGGGATCCCGTACATGGGCGACAAACCCAGACGCATCAAGCGGACGGTCGATGAGGAATGAACGTCGATCAGATCCGGGTGTTCGTTCGCACTCAGCTGGACCTGGACGAAGAGGACCTACCCAACCCGCTGCTTGACGTGTACATCCGCTCGGGCTTCGAGCAGATCATCAACATCGAGACCCGCTGGCCGTTCTACGAACAGATGTGGCTGGGCCAGACTGCCGTGGCCGGGGTCATGCCGCTCCCAGCCGAGGTGCGCGAGATCGTGTCGGTGATCGGACCCAATGGGCTGATGACCAAACTTGACGAGTTGCACGTCGAGCGGGCCTTCGCCCCCTACTCGTCGTCGGGCGGGGCCACCGCCGCCCAGTTCTGGTCCCAGATCGGGACCAACTTGTATTTCTGGCCCGGCGTGCCCAGCCCGGTCAACTACGACCTGCGCGGTTTCCGCCAACCCACCGATTGGGTGTCGCAAGGGGCCGGGGCCGAGGTCGATGCCGACACCCGTCTGCACCTGCCGTTGGTCTGGTACTGCTGCGCCGTTGCCTACGCCCAGCAGGAAGACGAGGTTCTCGAACAGACCTACATGAACCGTTTCCGCGACGAGGCCACCCGTGCCGCCGAAGCGGTGATGCGGGTGTGGACCGGCCAGCCCAAGATCCTCAACGCCTACCGGTCGCCTGCGGGTGAGTACCAGCCGGTGCGGCCACCGGTCGTCTTCAACGTGCCGGGGCCGTAATGGTCAACCGGCTGCAAGCAGTCAACGTGATGGACTTCACGGGCGGGCTGAACCTCTACAGCGACGCCGCCATGCTGTTGGAGAACGAGGTTCCCGAGCTGCTCAACATGGAGCCGTTGGCTCGGGGCGGGGTGCGCACCCGGCGAGGCTGGCAGCGCTGGAACCCGGATCCGGTGCCGACCACGGCGTGGAACCCGCGTGCTGCCTACCTGCACGTGTCGGCCAACGGCGAGACCTGCGTGCTGCTGGCCAACGACACCAAGCTGTGGTGCGGGGACCGGGGCGTGTTCGAGCAAGAAGGCACCGTCGTTGCCGACGCCAAACCGCACGGGGCCGACTTCGTGTCGTGGGACGACTACGTGCGCATCGCCTGCGGTCGGGACCGTCCAGGCGTGCGTTACCACCCGAACAGCGGAGCACTGCTCAACCTCACCCCCTCGGGGGGAGCCAACTGGCAGAACGACTATTCCCAGCCCGGCACCGGCACTAACCAACCGCAGGCCGAGATCGTCGCCCAACACGCCGGGTACCTGTTCGTCGCCAACACCAAAGAGGCCGGGACCTACTACCCGACCCGGATCCGCTGGTCCCATCCCAACAACCCCAACGCCTGGGCGCAGACCGACTACGCCGACATCACCGAAGGTGGCGGCTACATCACCTCGATCACCCCGTTCTCGGACCGGCTCTTGATCTTCAAGTCCGACTCGTTGTGGGCGCTCTTCGGCTACGAGGCCGAAACCTGGGAGTTCACCAACATCTCCCGCACCATCGGCGCGATCCACCCTCAGGCGATCACCCGCTCCGAATCGACCTGCTGGTTCCTCTCCTGGCCCCAGGGCGTCTTCGCCTACACCGACCGCGGCGTGCAGGAGATCAGTCTCAACATCCGCCCTGTGTTCATCGACAATCAGATCATCCGGGCCTCGCTCGACAACGTGTTCTTGGGCTGGATGAACCGGCGTCTGTGGGTCTCATTGCCCTATCTGGCAGACGGCGGGGCCACCGACGCCACCAGTGCATTCGTCTTCGACTTCGAGGTGGGCCAAGGCGCATGGATGCAGTTCCGGGGGGCCGATGGCCTCGCCCCGGGACCGTACATGGAACGTCCGGTCTCGGATCTCGACGTGCCGATGTTGGCCTTCTCCCGCGCTCAGAAGCACGCCATCCAACTCGATGCTCGCGAGAACGCCACCGATCTCGTCAACGGCACCGGACCCCAACCGTTCATCCCGGTGATCCGCACCCGCTGGATCGACGCCGGGGCACCCACCCACCGCAAGTCGTGGCGTCGCCCCGACTTCCTGGTCACGGCCAATCAGGTCGAGACCGAACTGCAAGTCCAGGTCTTCCACAACCTCGACCACGTGACCCCGCAACGGGCGTTCACGGTCAGTTTCACTCCCGCCGACACCACCCCGTTGTGGAACCACTTCAACTGGAACGACGGCACCGTCTACCGGCGTGGTCAGCCCACCACCTCCATTGAACGGGGGGCGACGATGGGCCGGGCCGGGGCGATCCAGGTCCGCACCACCACCGCCCCGGCCACGTCGCTGGGCAAGTCGTGGGGGTTCGACGGGATCATCACCAAGTTCATCCCCCGGAGGTTCCGATGACGCTGATCCTGCCCAACGACATCGAAGCGGACACTGCCGCCGATGCCGTCGAGCTGCAACAGAACTACGACGCCATCGAGAACTACATCAACGCCGAGGTAATCAACCGCAGCGGGCAGGTGGCGATGACCAACCCGCTGTTGCTCTCGGGGCCACCGACTGCGGCCAGCCACGCTGCCACCAAGGGCTACGTCGATGGTCAGATCACCAGTGTCGGTGACACCCGGTACGTGAACACGGCGGGTGACACGATGACCGGTGACCTGATCGTCGGTGGCGATCCGGCCGCGGACCTGGCCGGTGTCCATCTGGCCGAGACCGGACGCATCTACGAGAAACTGAACCAGGCCAACGGCAACATCCCCAACCTCGAACTCTCCCGTGTCCAGTTCGGCGGCGGGGTTCATCTGGTCAACTTCCTGGTCGGGTCCGGAGGTTCACTGGTCGGCTCGATCACCAGCGTCTCGGGCAGCTCCATCGCCTACAACACGACCTCGGACCAACGGTTGAAAGAACGAGTCGGAGACGCCGACGACGCCCTGGACCTGGTGAATCAACTTGGTTCAGTCGTGTACCGGGGTCGCTGGATTGCCGACCAGGGCCAGGGCGAAGAGTGGGTGTTCGTCAACTCCCAAGACGCCGAAGGTCTGGTCCCGTTCGCCGTGACCGGAGACCCAACCGGTGTGGACGAGGAAGGCAACATCCGTCCCCAACAGTTCGATCACAGCTCGCTCGTGCCGTTGCTACTGGCCGCGGTGTCCCAGCTCAGCGCCCGAGTGCAGGCGTTGGAGGCGTAGTGCCCGGCACGACTGAGCTGCGCTCGATCTACTCGGGGCCGATCCGACGCGCCCTCACCCGTCTTGACGCTCGGATCAACAACATCGAGGGATCCGGTGGGGTGCCTGGCCCGCCCGGACCTCCCGGCCCGCCCGGTGATGACGGTGGCCCCGGGCCACCCGGACCACTCGGATCGTCATACCGGCAACTGGTCGGAGGCGCGCTCACCCAAGTCGTCACTCACAATTTGGGGAGCCGCGACGTGCAAGTCGAGGTGTACCGCAACGCCGACCCGTGGGACCGCATCGACTGCGACATCTTGCACACTGACGCCAACACGGTGACGGTCGGCTTCTTGAACGTGCCCCCGGCCAACGGATATGTCGTCAACGTCATCCTTGGCACTCCCGGCAGTGGCGGCGCGCAGACCCTCGGCTACACCCACGTCCAGTCCAGTCCGGCCTCGGTCTGGACGGTGAACCACACGCTCACCTTCGAGCCGAACGTGAGCATCGTGGACTCGGCCAACGACGAGGTTGAAGGCGACGTGCGTCACGTCAGCGCGACTCAGCTCGTGCTCACGTTCACCGCCGCGTTCAGCGGAAAGGCGTACCTGTCGTAATGGCCCGCAAGTTCCTCACCGCTGTTGACCTGGCCAAGAATGAACTGCAGAACCCCCAGGTCCACAACCTCGCCGCGGCCCCGTCATCCCCGGTGAAGGGGCAGTTGTACATGAACACCACCGACAACACGCTGTACTGGTGGGACGGTTCGACGTGGCAGGGAGCCAAAGGCAGCGCTCCAACGTTCGGCACGATCACCCAGGAGCAAACGTTCGGGGCCACGAAGACGGACGGCGTTGCTTCCACCGTGGCTCGTTCCGACCACGGGCACGGCAACCCAGTCCACGACAACGCCGCCCACTCTGCGGTCAACCTGAGCGCTCTCGCCGTACCGACTGCGGCGATCAACATGAACGGGCAGTACATCCAGAACTTGCTCACCCCGGTCGGGGCCAGCGATGCGGCGACCAAGAGCTACGTGGACTCGGCTGCCCAAGGACTCGACGGCAAGCCATCGGTGATCGCAGCCACCACCGCCAACATCACCCTGTCGGGTACTCAGACCGTGGACGGCATTGCCCTCGTCGCCACCAATCGCTGCCTGGTCAAGAACCAGACCACCACGTCACAGAACGGCATCTACGACGTGGCCGCAGGAGCGTGGACCCGTTCTGGCGACGCGGACATCTGGACTGAACTGGTCAGCGCTTACGTCTGGGTCGAGCAGGGCACCACGAATGCCGACACCGGCTGGCTCTGCACCGTGGACCCCGGTGGCACCCTCAACACCACCGCCGTCACTTGGACCCAGTTCTCCGGGGCCGGGCAGATCACTTCGGGAGCCGGTCTCACCAAGACCGGCAACACCCTCGATGTTGGCGCGGGCACCGGGATCACCGTCGCTGCCGACACCGTGGCCCTCGATACCGCGTACGCCGATGGTCGGTACGCCCTTGCCGCGGCGGGGGCCAAGCGTTACGCCGTCGATGTCGGAGGGGCCACCAGCCAGGTCATCACCCACAACCTCAACACCCTCGACTGCATCGTTCAGCTGTACCGCAAAGCCAGCCCGTTCGATCAGATCGAGTGCGACGTGGAGCACACCTCGACCACCACGGCGACGGTGCGGTTCACCACTGCGCCCGCCGCAGCCGAGTACCGGGCAGTGGTGCTGGCATGACCCGCAAGTACCTCACCCCCATTGTCTTGCCCGCCGACCCCGCGGCGGCGTTGGAGGCTGCCACCAAACAGTATGTGGACGCCAAAGCCAAGAGCGCGGCGCAGTCCACCTTCCAGTGGAACACCACGACCACGATGGCCGATCCCGGCAGCGGGTACATGCGGGCCAACGCCGCACCGGCCTCGGCCACCCAGCTCGCCGTGTCGATCTACGACGTGGACGGAACCGCCCGCATCTCGCTGCTCGAACTCGAAGCGGGCGACAAGATCGCCCTGTACTACGACAACGACCTCAGCCGGTACGTCAAGTACGTCCTGTCGGGGGCGATCACCAACAACGCAAACACCTGGATACAGATTCCGGTCACCCTCGACACTTCCAGCGGGACCTACGCCCCCTCCAACAACCAGCGGATCACCGCGATCTGGTCGGCCACTGCCGGTGGTGCCGGTGCCTACCTTCCGTTGTCGGGTGGCACCCTCACCGGGTTGTTGACGCTCAGCAACAGCGCCAGCGCCGAGTCACTGAAGTTGACCCGACAGGTCGTGACGACCACTTCTCCGTACATCGGGCTGTACGGCTCCGGGGGTGTCCGCAGGGGTTACTTCGGTGTGTCCTCCGATCTGGACCTGACGCTGCTGTCCGACAGCGGCGTGATAAAGGCCCAGCCCTCGGTCAATGGTCTCGTGGCACTCGCGTCGGGAGTCACAACTATCACCGCGTCCGGTTCCCCTGCCGCCGCGTCGGCGGCGGTCACATTCCCCGCAGGACGATTCTCTACTACGCCCGCCGTGACCACCACCATGAACGGCGGCTCCAACGTTCACATCAGTGGTGTCTCAGGTGTCACCAGTTCTGGGTGCAACGTCACTGTCTTTCGTCGTGATGGTGCCGGGGTTGCCAACGGTAACTACGGGATCAACTGGATCGCTGTCGAGACCGCGTAAGGAGGACCCATGGGTTACTGGGACCAATCGTTGCTCTCCAACGACGACGACTTCATCCAACGCGTCGCCGCCTGCGCTGCCGTTGAGGTCACCCTGCCCGACTTCATGTCACCGTTGGGGTGGGCCAACGAGAACATCTGGCTCGTCGCCGCTGCCCCCGGCTTCGCTGACGCCTATAGCTCGGCCATCGCTGGGAACGTTCCCACTCCTGGACGTGATCCTTCGGTCATCTCCGACGCTCAAATCCTCGCTGCCGTGCAAGCACTACTTGTCCAACCCTGAATCAGGTTGATTCATGGCCTTCGACCTCAGCCCCTACCAGTCCCAACGCCGGGCGATCCAATCTCAGTACGCCTCGCAACGGGCGGTCAACGACTACAGCCGGATGATCGCCCAACAGCGGGGCAACCGGCAGATCTCTGACTACCGGCGAGAGTGGAGCCAATCCGTCCCCAAGTTCACCTCGTCCTACGCCCAACGCGGGCTGGCCGGACCGGGCATCCGCACCGGGGTGTACCAGAAGGCGATGAACCAGTACGTCGGTGACTACACCCGGGGTCTGGGTCGGATGCAGACCGACTTCGCCAACGACTTGAACCAGTACACGATGCGAACCGGCCAGCTCGCCGCCGACCGGGAACAGGCACTGGCCGACGTGCAAGCAGCCAAGTACCGCAACATGGCGCTGGCCGGGATGTACCTGAAGAACCTCAAACCGCTCTACGGAGGGTGACCGATGGCCTCGTCAAGCTCGTACTACTACAACGTCACCCACCCGACGACGAACGTGTACAAGCCGAACAAGATGTACACGAACTACAAGGGCAACGTCGAGAAGTCGTTGGCCCAGACCTATCCGCAGGCCAACTACGGCGACCGATACAACGAGTACACCAACGTCTACAAGGCCCAGACTCAGGCCCACCCGGACTGGACTCCGACCGCTGCCGCCAACTACAGCGGCTTCCTGATGACCAATCCGGCTGCGGCCGGTGGGGCACCAGCCGCGCCCAATCTCAGCGCTACTAGTAGTAGCGGTGGCGGTGGGGGAGGTTGGGGTGGTGGTTGGGGCGGTGGCGGCGGTGGTGGTGGTGGCGGCGGCGGTGGGATGACCGAAGAGGAACAGAAGGCCGCAGCCCAACGGGTGTCGGACTATCTGATGGGCATCGCCCAGTCCCCATTGCTCAACCCTCAGTTCGATCGGGAGGCGATGCAACGGATCAACCAAGCCTCCCGCAAGGACGTGCGCTTCGCCAGGCAGTCCTATGGGGCGCTCGACCGTTACCTGCAGAACCGGATGGCTCCCAACCCGTACGCCAACTTGCGTTCTGCGCCGGTCACGGTCAACCCGCGGTTGGGTGCGTTGGCCCAGAGCCAAGGCGTCCTCCCCGCGGGGTACAACGCCGAGATGGCGTTGACCAACACTCAGGGACGCCAACAGGCCCAAGGGTTCAACAACTTGATGCGTGGTCTCGGTGGTGGCTACCGGCAAGAGCGGGCGCTGCGCCAGGGGGAAGCCAAAGAGGGTCGGGCCTACGCCGTCAACGAGGTGCGCGCCGGACGCGACGCGATGCGGGCGTTCCTCGAACAGCAACAGCAGGAACAGGAGACCGCGGCCAACAACCAGAAGCTGCAGGTGCTGCTGCGCCTGGCCGATGTTCTCGGCCCGGTCGGGCTGAAGTTCCCGTCAATGGCCGACCTCGGGTTCCCTGACTACACCGCGCCGGTCTACAACCCAGCGGAGAAGAAAGAAGGCGAACAGTCCAAGACCGGCGAGGGCAAGCTCCCAGTCGAAGGTGGGGGCGGGGGCAAACGCAGGGCGCGCCGCAAGGCAAGGAGCAAGTAGATGGGCGTGATCATCGACCCGGTGACCGGCCAGCCGATCAACGTCCCCGGGGTGCAACCGTCGATGTATGGCGGGGCAGCAAACCCCGCGTTGCAGCCGATCCTGCCGCAGATCCCGATGGCGAACTACAGCTATGGCAAACCGGTGCCGTTGGAAACCTCCGACTACGGGACCGCGCTCGGCGTGCAGAAGGACGTGATCGACCAGCTCTTCGACGCCCGCACCGGGGCGATGGCCTCGATCCTGTACGGCACTCCGTCCTTCGACTGGGGCTACGCCCAAGGCCAGACCAACCCGTTCCTCGGAGGCGGGGGCGGGGGCGGCTGGGGCGGTGGCTACTCGTCAGACGGTGGCGGTGGCGGTGGGGGTTACGTGCCCGAGATCTACAACACCCCGGTGATGGACTCGCTGCAGAACACACAGAGCCAGGTGTTGAAGATCGCCCGCGACCAGATCGCCCAAGGGATGGACCCGACCAGCGTCAAATTCCAGATCCAGTCCGCGATCAACGCCGACCCGACGTTGGCGGCGGGGATCCCTGACATCGCGGGCAAACCCGGCTCCGGGTTGGAGACCGTGTTCGGCACTGTGGACAAGCTGTTCGATGAGAAGGCCGGGTTCCAACGCACGCAGCTGCAGAACCAGCAGAACCAGATGGCCTACGGCGGTGGCGACAACCCGTTGATGGACTACGCCAAGCAGTGGGGTCTACCGATGGGGACCTATGGGCCGGGGAACTGGCCAGCCGACCTGCAAGGACAGATCAACCGGTTCCTACCCTCGTCCCGCCAACAGCTGGGACGGATCCGCCGTCGCATGGGCGACCTGCCCACCCAAGCCAGGTACCAGCCAGTGCCCGAATCCGAAACGCTGAAAGCCGGAACCGTCGCCCCCGGCGACTACAACCGCTACCTCAACCAGGTGGTGGAACCGGGCGGGATCACCTCGGGCACCGAGTTGGGGGCGTGGAAGCAACCCGACGACAGCAATCCGCCCGGCTTCCTGGGCGGGCCGAACTATCTCGATGTCGCCGCCCAAGGAACGAAGGGTTCCGGTGCGTACAGCTCCCGCGGTGGCTACGGAAACGAAGGTCCTTCCGAGGCTGAGATCAAAGGCACCGGATACGGCCGCTCACCGTCAGCGGGGTCAGGGATCATGTGGGCGCAACGAGAATCCAACCCGGCGTGGGGCCAGCCCACCGAGCTGCCCTTCGAGGTGCAAATCCGAGGTGAGCCGTACTGGACCAATCAGGCCGGTCAGCAGTACCAGAACCTGGCCAACCGCTACCAACGGGTGTCGAACTACCAGCAGAAGAGCCAGAACCAGTACAACCAAGCGGTCACCAACTATCTGGCCCAGCAGGGTCGGACCCCGGCCCGTGACGCCCTGATGGGTCGGATGGATGCGCTGCGTTCGATGGGGCTGGCCATCTAGCAATGCCCATCGATCCGCTGTACCTGCAGGCCAACCCGGTCTGGCGTCCACAACCGGTACAGCAGTTCCAACAGTTCCGACCGCCCACCCCTCAGACGCCCGCGGTCCAGATCGGACCGGTTCAGTCCTACATGAACCAGGCCGCGCAGCAGTACCAGCAGGCGTCCCAAGCCCAGGCGTCCCAAGCCCGATCCCAACAGGCTGCAGCGAACCCGTTCATCGGGGCGCTGCAACACGACGCCCAACTGTTCGCAGGTGCCCAACCCCAACAACAAGGTGGTGGGGGAGGGTTCCTCGGCGGGCTGATCGAGGCTGTCTCCACCCCGTTGAACTATCTGGCCATGCCCGGGCGGGCGGTGGTGGCCGGACTGCAAGAGGCCCGCCAGGCGATTCACGGTGGCGACGCCGACTGGGAAGAGTTCTGGCGACACACTCGTGACCCGAGCTATGGCTACGGCACGGCGATGCGCGAAGAGGGCATCGACTTGGGCAAGTGGGGCAACCGGTTCATGGGCTTCGTCGGGGACGTGGCTCTGGACCCGTTGACCTACGCCACCTTCGGCACCTCCAAGTTCATGGGCAGCGCCGGACGGGCTGGACTGGCGCAGCTGGCCCAAGAGGCGGGGTTGGCCGACGACGTGATCGCCAAGGTGGGCCGGTGGGGTGAGGCCGCGCTGTCCGCGGCCGAACGCGAACAGATGGGCATCGGCAAGGCCGGAATCCGTTTCGGGATCCCTTCGGCCAACGTGCGCATCCCCGGCACCGCAGGGATCCAACGGGCGGTCGGAGCCGGGTTCGGCGCGGTGCGGGCACCGTTCTCGGGGACCAAGCTGGCAGCCGCAGCCCGTCGTCTCGGCGGGTCCCGGGCACCCGAGCTGCGACCGTTCGTAGAGGCGTTGGCTACCGGGCGAGGACCGATGTCGGCCACTCAGGCAGCGGTCAGCTATGGCGCGCAGATGGCCGCACCCGGTGCCGAAGCCGAGTACTTGAACACGTTCGTCCGACAGATGCGGAGTCTGGGCAAGAAGCTGCGCGAGCAGCCCGACGTGTTGCACATGGTCGAAGCCGGGAAGCTGACCGGCAAGGCCAAGGCGTGGGCCGACCTGACCGGCGACATGTACGACACGTCCACACAGCGGTACGGGGTGGGTCTGACCCGGCGTCAGAACTTCGTGCCCCACTACAACACCAAGGTCTTCAACAACTTCTTGGACAACGCCCGCGCCGAAGGCGGCGACGCCGCCGCCCTGTTCGATGACTTCGGGGATCTGGGAGCCGGGTCCGGCCGTCTGATGGAGCGCAAGTTCGAGCCGGGCAAGACCTACAACATTCGGGGCCAGGACATCACTTTCGACCCGGATCGTCAGGTCACGATCCGTGACATCGAAACCAAGTTCCACGACGCGTTCGATGAGCGGTTCCCCGAGCTGCGCGGACAGAAGCTGGTCGAAGACGACCCCGAAGAGGTGTTGGCCAAGCTGTTGCAAGACAACGCCCGGGACGCCGGAGAAGCGGAACGGATCCGCCGACTGGAACAGGGCGGGGTCGTCACCGACGAGGCGGCGGCGAGAACGGAGAAGCGGGTCGCCTGGGATCAAGCCACCCGAGCCGAACGCCGTCAGGCCCGCCAGGTAGCCAAGGCCCGCAACAAGCAGTACCGCGACATGGCTGCTCGGGCACGGGAGCACCGAGGGGTGCTGGCCGAACATGGGGCACGAACGCTCCGCAAGGTGGTGAGCGCAGAAGACGTGCTGTTGGAACGGGCGCAACGGCTGCAGCGTCTGGCCGAAGGCAAACTCAGTGAGACCGAAGCCCGTCAAGCCGAGGCGGCAGCACGACGAGCGGCTCTGCCCGGTGAGTTCGGTGCCCTGGTGAGTGGGACGACGCCAGGGCAGCGGCAGCTGGAAACCCTCGCCGCCCACCTGAATCAGCTTGATTCGGCCATCGTCGGGTTGCGTCAGAAGATCGCCACCTCCGAGGATCCGGCCTACCAGGTGGCGTTGCGGATGGCCCAGGACCGTCGCGACTCCCTGCTCAAACAGGTGGGCGAAGGGACGGCCGCGTCGCGCAAGCTGCAAGGGATCCGTTCCACGTTGCGACGGGTCGAAGCCGACGCCCGAGCGCGGCCGACCCGGATGCAAGACGTGGCCCAGCCCGGCGAGTTCGGCCCGGGGTTGGAGCGGGCCACGCCCGAGACCGCGGCCTACGGTGCTCAACGTCAAGCGGTGATGCAGGGCGACTTCGAGCGTCAGGTCAACGAGATGGACCAGGCGCAGATGCGTCTCGACGCCCTGCAAGCGGCTGGTGTGCCACCGTCCGGCCCCGAGTACCAAGCGGCACAAGAGGCTTTGCGACAGGCGACGCAACGGCGTCAGGCGTTGCTCGCTCTGGGGGCACCCGACATCAGTCGTCAAGCCGCCCGTCAGGCCGAGGCCGGGGCGCAGGCCGAGGTCGAACAGTTCGGCCATCCGGCCGAGGATTTCCTCGCCCAGCTGGCCACGTTGGCTTCGGGTCAACAGGTGCGTCCGATGCGCGAGGTCGCTCCCCAGATCAAGGCGGCTGGGCGGGACGCCACTCGACGCAAGCGGATCATCGCCGGGTTGAAGGCGATCACCGGCAAGAGCCAGCGGATCACCCCGCTCGGGACTGATGCGGTGAACCGTCGTCTGACGATGGAGCAGCTGGCCAACCCGGACCTGTTGGACCCCGAGATCCTCAACCTGTTGCCCGAGAACGTCCGGCTCGCCCTCGCAGACGAGGCCACCAAGCTCGATGAGATGCTGCGGCCGTGGACCGCCCGTGGCGATCCGCTCGGTCTCAACTTCCGTCCCGAAGACGAGTTGGACTGGCAGCGGGCGTTGGCCAAGCCGCCCGCGGATGTGGCCGCAAACGCCCAACGTCGGCAGGCCATCCAGACCAAGCTGAACGATCTCGAAGCCGAAGAGGATGCGTCCACACGCGGGGTCAAGATCTTCGGTGAGCAAGCGCAGCCTCGACCCGCTCAGTACGAGATGCGTCCATACTCGACCGAGGTCGAGGACTGGAACACGAAGGCTCGTCGGTCGGCCCAGGAGAACCTGGCCGACCTGGAAGCCCGGTGGAACGAGCAACAGTGGATCCGTACCGAACGCAAACGGATCGAGGAAATCCGGACACGGCTGAACGACGAGCTGCGCTCGTATCGCGCTCAGGGGCCGACCCAGGCCAAGCGTCTGGAACACGCCGACCGCAACGTTGCCGAGGTTCGCCAACGCCTGGCCGATCTGGCCGAGCGTGAACGCAACCTGCCCGACGAGATCACCGGGGCCGAACGCCAAGAGCTGGCGCTCGACATGCGGGTGGCCGAACAGCGCCTGGACGAACTCGGCCCGACCACGGTCCGTGAAGGTCAGGTGCCGGTCCGCACCCGCGAGGCCAAGGCGGGCACCGTCGAGAGCCGGGTCCAGCGTCGGCCCCGTCAGGTCGCCGCCGATCCCTACGCCGACCAGCGGGCCTCCTTGCAGAACGAAGTTCAGATCCTGCAGTCCAAGCTGGTCGGGCGTCGTCCGCTCACCGAGGCCCAAGGCCAAGCGCAACGGGAAGGTCGAATCATCCCGGCCCGGATGAGCCAGGCCCAACGGGAACGGGCGATGCGGGCACTGCGGTCGGTGCAACGACAACTCGAAGAACTGCCCCCGCCGCCGCTGTCACCACGCCAAGAACAGATCCGCTCACTGCGCGACGAGTTGCGCCGGTTGCAGCAGGGGGCACCGGGCGAACGGTCGGCGGTCGAGACCGACCGGTTCGCCGGGTTGGGGTCCCCGATGGACAGCCCCGAGATCCGCACCCAAGCCGACCGGGTGGCCCGACTCAACGACTTTGCCGTGCGCTACAAGCGGGCCATCGACCGGGGTGCAGGCGAAGGTCCAGCCACCGAAGCACTGGTGGCCCGGTCGGTGCTGGAGGACGAGCAGCGGCGTACCTTGGCCCGCCAGACGACGCAACGTAACGCGCTGGGCCGTTACGGCAACGAGACCGAACCGTTGCTCGGACCGGGCCAACCCAAGTTCTCCGACGAACAGATCGAGCGGTTGGTCGAAGGTCGCTGGCAACGCGAACAAGGTGTCCGCGCCCAACAAGTGCAGGACTACGCCAAGGCCCGCAAGGCAGCCGACGACGCCAAGGCCGAAGCCAAAGCCGAGTTCGACCGGGCCAAGGCAGCGGGTGAGCTGGGACGGGGCGATGTCAAGGCGTACCAGGCCCGGCTGAAAGAGATCGAGGCTCAGGTTCCGCGCAAACCACCGTGGCAGTCGCGCAGCCCCGAGGTCGCGGAGCGCATGTTCAAGACCGAACAGCGACGAGCATTGGAACGCGAACTGTTGCCGGTGGCCTCGGCCACCGACCAGCAGACGCGTGACGCCGCAGGCGAGATGCTGGCCGAGTTCCTGCGACCTGCAGCCCGCACGGTGATCGACGCCCGCAAGCAACGGTCGTTCTTCAAGAAGATCCGCGACATCCTCGAAGCTGGTGGCACCCCACCGCCCGAGGTCGCCCAGTCGTTGCAGGACTTGGCCTGGGACCCGCGGGTCGGTGCCACCGTCGCAGGCGAGGCGGGAAGGAATCCGTACACCGGAGTCGCCCAGGAAGAGGCCAACCGTCTGTTGGGTGTGGGCGGGCAGATGGACACGTACGCGATGGTCCAAGGTTTGGACGACCAGCTGCGCAACCGGGTCATCGAGGAAGAGGCGGCATTCGGTGGACTACTGCAACAGCTCACCGGTTCCCGCTGGCGGGAGACGACCGGCGAACCCAAGCGTCTGTTCGCTGGGGGCAAAGGCCTCGAACCGTTGCGTGGTGCGCAAGGTCCGATCCATCCGCGGATGATCGGAGGACGAGGCAAAGGGGCGACCCTCAGTCCTGGCCGGGTGGCCACCGTCGTGGCCGGGAAAGGTCAGAAGCGAGGGGCCGCGTTCCTCGGCGCGTTGTTGGACGAGATCAGCCCGGCCGCTCGCGCCCAGCTGCTCGACGTGATCGAACGCGAATCCCGTCAGACTGGGCGTCGGCTCAACGACTTGGACCGCCGTCTCGGCCGTCTCGGTCGCGGTGACGAACAACTGACCGGTGACATTCTCGACCTGTTGGTCGGGGAAGGCCGACTCGGTGAAGCGGTCGCCCCGACCGACGTGTCCAACTTCTACCAGCCGGGGCTGTACCGGGAGCTAGCCGGGGAACGCGGGGCGCTACAAGAAGCCGAACGGTACGCCCAAGGGCTACCCCAACCCCAAGCGCCCACATTTGGGGCGGTCAGCCCTCAGGCTCAGGCCGAGCTGGAAACGTTGGCTCGTCAACAGTCCGCTGGACGCCAGCCCGCGCTCACTCGCCGGGAGATGGAGATCCGCGATCTCGGCCGGACCGAACAGGCACAGGCGAGGCTCACCGAGCAGATGGAACCGTTGCTCGAAGCCGAGCGCCGGGGTGTGGCTGCACGAGAACAGTTCGAGGCGTTGCCTGGGCTGCCCCAAGAAGCCAAGGACATTGCAGAGAACCAGCTGCTCGCCCCGGACCGTTCTACGCTGGAAGCGTTGACCGGCAACCGAGAACAGGTTCAGCGTCACATGAACCTGGTGCAGGAACGGATCGACGCCCAGACCAAGGCGTTGGGCCAGGACGTGTTCGCCCTCACCGACACCGACAAGATCCTCGCCGGGCAAGCCGACGAACGACTCAACGACGCCGTGGCCATCGAAGAGGGTGTACGCACCGCGCAGCGTCGGGTGGCCCGGGTGAAGGCAGTGTCGATGCCCGCCAAGGTGAACACCACTGGGGCGTACGAGAAGCTGGTCACCGACATCACCGAGGCCACCGCGTCGGGGGCTGACGACACCACGCTCAACTTGTTGAAGAGCGCCGCCGACATCATCCCCAGGATGCAGGAGCTGGACAACCGTGCCCAGTACCTCGACCAGATGTCACAGAACCTCGCCAATGGCAAGGCGATCCCGATCATCCGCTCCGTGTTCCGCGACAACTTCCAGTCCTTCGCCACCAACGTCACTGGACGCAAGCTGGCCATCGACTCGACGGTGAAAGACGCCTTCGACAACATCGACCGGATCGTGATCCACGCCAAGCCGGGAGCGTTGGGCAAGGTGTTCGACGCCTACACCCAGTTCTTCAAGACGTACGCCACGATGTCGCCGGGCTTCCACGTCCGCAACGGTCTCGGCGCGATCTTCATGAACAGCTCCGATGGTGTGGGGTTCCAGAACCAGATCGCCGGGGTGCGGATCTGGTCGGCGTTCCGTCACGACCCCAACGGTGAGTGGTGGAAGACGTTGCCCAAGCGTTACCGGGACGTGGCCCAAGACGTGGTACGGGCCGTGTACAACAGTGGGGCGGGCGGTCACTTCTCCGCAGCCGAGGTCGGTGCGGCTGCCTCCGGTCAGCTTGCCCACGGGTTGAAACGGTTCGTCACCCAGAACCGGGCCGTGCAGTTCTCCCGACGAACCGGTGAAGCGGTGGAAGGTGCGGTGCGCGCCGGGATGGCGCTCGACACCCTGCTCGGCGGTGGTGCGTACGTCGCCAGACGGGGAACGGTGGGCGAGGCCACGTCGCGAATCAATCGGATTCACTTCAACTACAACCAGGTGTCCGAGTTCGACGCCAAGATGCGACGGCTCGTCCCGTTCTGGACGTTCATGTCCCGCAACGTGCCCCTGCAGATCCAGCAGATGACGGTCAACCCGCGCACCTACTTGCACTACGAGGCGTTCCGCAAGAACTTCAACGAAGACCAAGGCGAAGCGGGCGGGACGTTCCCGTTCATGCCCAAGTACCTCCGTGACCTGGGCGCGTTCCGGGTCACCCCCGGCACGGCCCTGGCTCCCGAGTTCGGTCCATCCCAGATGCGCGAGACGATCAGCGAGCTGGGCAGCATGAAAATGCTGTCGGAGATGAACCCGGTGCTGAAGGACGTGGGCCAGCTGGTCACTGGCAAGAACTTCTTCTACGGCTCGGACTACGCCGACCGGCCCTACCAGGTGGCCGGGGCCGAACTGACCCCATTCCTGCCGCTGATGCGAGCAGCCGGGATGACTGAAGAGCTGCCCGGTTGGGGAACAGCCGTCCAATCTCAATGGGCTGACGTGGCCCGTGACTTGTTCCCGATGCTCGGCCAGGTCAACCGGCTGGGTGGGACCACCCCGGAACGCAAGGGCCGCACCACTCAGGCGATCTGGAACTTCTTGGGGTTTCCCGGCAAACAGATGTCACCGGAGGTGATCGCCGCCGAGATGCGCCGCCAATCCGGCTCCAAGTACTACGCCGACCTGGACAAGCAGCGCAAGGCCGAGGCTCTGGCCGAGCTGGCAATGAGCCAGTACCGCTGAATCGGTCTGATTCACGGGGGACAGAACCGGTTTCTGGTATGGCAACCAAGAAGTCCGCAGAGTCTGACGACGCCGGAGAGAAGGACCCTCGCGGTGCCTTCTCCGCAATCGAGGAACGACGCAAGCGGCGAGAAGAGGCGACCACGGTCGATGGCTCCGAGTCGGCCCAGTCCCTCCCGCCCGGTGAGGTAGCAGGCCCCGCATGAGCGACCAGTACAACTACGGGCCACCCACCACCCAGGCTCCCCAAGGTGCTCCGGCCACGATCACCGGGGCCGAGGTCGAACCGGGCACCAGCTCCACCCCGCACACCCCGCCCGCGGGCACCGGCACCTCTTCAGGTACCAGCGGCTCAGCGAGTGAAGAGTCGGGACAGAACCCCGACTTCCAGTCCACGGTGACTGGGACCGCGCCGACCACTTCGGCCGGGGCGACCCCGACTGTCGTGTCGGTCAACGGGACCAAGTTCACCAACAAGAGCGGGATCGTGCTCAACGGTGTGCTCATCCCCACCACCTACGTGTCGAGCACGCAGATCAGAGGCACGTTCACCGGTACCGCGGGGGCCAAGACGGTGAAGGTGCAGACCGGCACCTACCTGTCGGCCACCTCAGCCACCTACACGTTCACCTAGAACACGTTCACCTAGAAGCAGGTGCAGATGGCCTACACACGGGCAACCAAGCGTGCCGGACGTTGAGACCGCACGGTTCGACGCCGAACCCGAAGACTCCTGGCATCCACTCGACTCCGTAGACGATCTGCTCGAAGACATCCGGCGACGGCTGCAACGTCTCGGTGCCTACCTCGACCAGCTCCCCAACGAGCAACGGGAAGCGCTGATGGCCCGGATATTGGACACGGTGGCCTACCTCCGACAGCACGAACTGTCAGAAGACGAACGGCGTCATCTCGAACTGATCGACCCCGACCTCAGCTACATCGCCGGACGGATCACGGCCGGACTGCTCGGTTCCCTGCACGGCCAGGACGAGTTCGATCATGGGTAGCGTGTACCTCACCTGGCTGGCCGACCGGCTGCGCGGAGCCGGGCTGCGGGTGGTCGAGTGCGACGGATGGAAGACCCGTTCACGTTCCAGCGGAGGCTACGAATCGGGCCGACCGTGGTGCGTGATGTGGCATCACACTGCGTCGGCCACCGGAGGGTCCGCGGCCAACGACGTGGCCTACATGCTCAACCCGTCCAACGACGCCTACCCGACCGCCAACTTGTACATCGCCCGTGACGGTGAGGTGTGGGTGATGGCAGCAGGGGCGACCAACACCAACGGCAAAGGCTCGGGTGAGCGCACCACCTCCAAAGGCACTGTGCCTGCCGACTCGATGAACACCTACGCGGTCGGAATGGAGATCGGCAATAACGGGGTCGGTGAGCCGTACAGCCAAGCTTGCATCGACGCCGCCTTCATGACCTCACTCGTGGTCACCGAGAACTGTGGACTGTTGTCCACTGATGTCATCCACCACCAGGCGTACGCCCCGGACCGCAAGGTGGACCCGGCTACCGCGACTGCCGTACAGGGTGGATGGAAACCACGGTCGGTGACCGGTTCGGGCACCTGGTCACTGGACGATCTGCAAGCGGAATGCCAACGCCGTTACGGCGATGGCGGCAGCACGCAAGGAGAAGACGACATGCCATTGACCCAGGACGACATCGACAAGATCGCCAAAGCTGTCTGGTCGTATCAGGTGGGCGACGGGCAGGGCAACGTCCAAACGTCGTCGTGGTGGATCACCCGCATCCACGGGATCACCCGTCGTTTCCTCGGTGCCTGGGCCAAGGGGGACCCGCCCAACTCGACGCAGTTGAACGACATCTGGAACAAGGTGAAGTGATCCAGCTGCGTGATCGCAACACCCCCGATCTGGTGGTGCTCGCGATCACGCTCATCATCGGCTTCATCCTGGTGCTGTCCGCGATCAGCGTGCTCGTGCTGGAGCTGGTCCACCCCGAGGCCGACACCATCGAGATCGTCCGGGTCGAGGGCGAGGTCCTCGGTGTACTGGTCGGGGCATTGGTCGGTTTCATCGGGGGTCGGGCTACCGGTCGAGCGGAGGCAACGGAATGACCACTGCATTAGCGATCACGCTCACCGTGTTCACCCTCACGGTGGCCCGAAAGAAGGTGATGAATGCCCGCAAGTAGATTCACCAAGAAGGCGACCACACCGAAGTTGAAGCGGCAGTGGGATCACGTCTACTCCGACGCCAAAGCCCGCGGTCAGTCTCCTGGCGCAGCTGTCCGACAGGCCAACGCGGCGGTGAAGAAGAACTCCCGAGGCAGTCGTGCTCGCTGACATCGCCCACGGTCACACCGACGCCGCCGACGTGCTGTTCCTCATCGGGGCCATCTTGATCGGGCTGGCCGCAGTGTTCGAGTACCGGGCCGGGACACTCAACGGGGGCAAGCCGGGTTCGGGGGTGTTGCTCGCCAGTGGCCTGTGCCTCGTGAGCATCGGGTGGCTGATCCTGTAGACGACGACCCTCGCCCGGAAACGGTCGTTCGGATCGTCACCGTCATCTGTCTCACCGTCATCGTCATCGTCGCCCTCATCGGGATCACGGTCACCGCGAACCTGACCGACCGCGATGTCCACTACGCCGAGGGGCTGAGCTTCGGAGGGACGGTCGTGATCGCCGTGCTGGGCGGGTTCACCTTCGCCAGTCTGCGCCGCCATCGGCGGCGGCACTGGCGGATCGAACACGACGAGGAAGGCGACGACGAATGAAACGACTAGTCCTGATCGCCGCGCTCGTGGCTGTGATCGGCTGTACGCCACGGGAAGAAGCGGCCTGGTTCCGCTGGCATCGACTCGACCCAGGTGCTGCAGTCGAATATCTCTACGACCACAGAATCGCTGACCGCCCCGACCACCGGGGCGAAGCCGACCGTGAGGTCACGCTTGGAGGCCAGTGCTCCCAGTGGAGCGACGAGGCTCTCGCCGCGGGTTGGACCGCGCAGCAGTGGCCGACAGTGGATCGGATCATGTGGGCCGAGTCACGGTGTGATCCGGGTGCGTACAACGGACGGTCAGGGGTGGCCGGTCTGATGCAGATTCATCCGCTGTGGAGAGCGGACCCCGAATGCGCCGTGAACTTGTACGACGCGTACCTGAATCTACGGTGCGCGCTCCACGTCTGGCACGTCCAGGGCTGGCAGGCGTGGGTTACGTACTAGGTGCTGAACAGCGGTTCGATTCGGTCACTCGGCATCGGCGTGCCACTGTTCGTGTCGGTCGCGGTGCGATCGGTAGCCGTCCCAATCGATGACGGTCGCGCCGCAGAGTCGGCAGATGTACCACTCGGCTGAGTTGATCGAAGCGGACGCGCCGCGCACGTCGGGGATGGAACTGAACAGCGGTTCAGCAGTCACTTCTGCACCTCATAAGCGGGCGTGTCAATCCACACCACGCCGTCAGGCATGAACCGTGCGCCGACATACGCAGTCCAGGGGTAAGTGGTGTTGTCCACGATCCACCCCATCGACTCCGCTTCGTCGGCATTGGTAGGGAACAGCGGTTCGGTAGCGGGATCAGGCATCACCGTTCTCGCCTTCGAGTCGGCGGATGTGGTTGTCCGCGATGACGAGCGCGCAGGCGAGATACCACGGGTCAGCCTCGGTCATGAGCACGCTGTACCACGCGTCGATCTTGGCGTCCTGGCTGTCGTTCTCGATCCACGGTCGAGCGACCCGATCCGTGAAGTCACGCCAGTCCCGATACTTGGTGCCGAGCGGCGGCGCGTCGGGCGGGCGGATGGACTCTCGCTTGCGCTTCACGTCGCCTCCCGCGAATGGAACGGCGGTTCTAAATCAGTCTGATCCATCGCGCCCGGTGCCTCACTCATCGTCAACCCCCTCGCCATACACCATCGCGTGCAGCGCTTTGGCCTCGGCCCACCGGTAGGTGTCCTTGGGCAGCCCGACACGGGCGTCAGGGTCGCGTTGCATCAACTCCATCGTGGTGAACATCAGCATCACCATCAGATGGCTGTTGTCCTCGACCAGCTCGTCAGCTGTCGCGGTGGCCCGCTTCATCAGCCGCCACAGCCATAGGATGACAATCCAGTTGATGACGATTACGACCCAGGTCACCAGCCGGAGCATGAACAGTGCGCTCATCGGTACCTCTCATCTGCAGTCCTACCTGCAGTCCTAGCCGCGGAGGTACCCCACGATAGTCGGGTTGTCCTCGCAGACCCGACCAAGCCTGGCCACGGCCCGCTGGGCAATACGATGGGTGCGCGACTTGTGTATCCCGAGTCGGTCGGCCAATGCCCGTACGGTGATCCCCTCGAACCAGATGGCTTCGAGCACGAATCGGTCCTCGTCACCGAGCTGATCGAGACAGTCCACGACCGCCTCCCGCAGCACGCGCACCCGGTCAAGCTCGCCGTTGGGTTCATCGCCCCACATCATCGCTTCGAGATCCGAGTCGAATCGGGAACCGAAACGAATCGGTGGTGATGCAGACCAGTCTGCAAAGACCGTGGGAATCTCGACGGCCACCGAACCCGAAGTATTGCATACAGCAGGTTTCCTAGAACAGAGCGGGCTGTAAACCTTGTCCTTTGGCCTGGGCCACCTCGATGCACGTCTTACACGCGTACCGCCCCGTCCGTTCCGACAGGGTGACCGCGTTACCCCCGCCTTGGCTGCGGTTCTTCACCCACCCCGAGGTGTGGGCGTACACGCCAGGGCGGCGGGCGTCGAGCAGTTGATCGCAGAACTCGCAGTGCACGCGGAACCGTTCGGGGATGTTCATCAGGACCCTCCTACGGGCGTGAGCCTGTGGCCCACGGTTACAACTTGTAGACGTAGAGCCGACCGATCTGGCGGTCGTCCCGCCAGGCCACTTTGTTCAAGGCGTCCATTACCAACTTGGCGTAGTTGTCGATGTCACCCAGGTTGAGCTTCTTGCAGGAGGGGGGGTTACACGGGATCACCGTCACCTCCACGAACGTGTCGGCCAGCAGGATCACCACCTCGATGGGACCTTCGATGGGCTTGCCCACCCACTGTTTGCCCAGGTTCTTCTCCGCTTCCTTGGTCGGGGCCGGGGTGTAGGTGCGGAACTGGCCGTTGTTGTACGTAGTGCGGGGCCGACCCTTGGCCCGCGGCGTCCACAACAGGCGTTGCTGGACGGTCACCGCGGCACCTTGCGGCCGCAGTGCCGACATTGGTACAGGTTCAGCCCGGCCCAGATCCCTCCGACCAGCTCGGGACGCGAGGTCTTGCAGTGGCAGGTTTGGTCGTATGGGTCGGTGTCCTCGTGCAGCCAGCGATGGCCGAGACCATGACGGCACCGCCAGCAGTACCGGTGCCGGTCCCCGGTGTCCCGCCCGCACCCGTAGCAGGGCAGTCTCACCGCTTGTACCGCTGGCCGAAGCTCGGGGCTTCGTACGCCTTGTCGATGATCCGCTGCATGATTGCAGTGCCTGATTCGCCTCGATCCAAGAACTGCTTGCCCCAGCGTTGGTCGGCCGAGGCGAGCACCGCCGCCGCCGTGTCAGGGGGCACGTCGCGGTCGGCCATGCACCGGGCCAAGAACACCAAGGTGGTCGAACGGTCGTTGCCCATCAGCGGACCGTCCCGCCAGATCCGGTAGGCCAGCCCACCGATGTTGGCCACCGCGTCCTCCATTTGCAGTCCGGCCTCGAAATCCACAGAGATATCCACTCGTTGTGGATCAGGCAGCAGTTCGGCCAGCCCTTCGAGCAGCGGAGTGGGGGCACGGAGCCGGTGCATGTCGGCCAGGAACCCGCGCAGCGGGACGCTCGGGTCTACCCCCTCGAACAGTCGGGATTCGGGGGACGAGGCGCAGTACCCGTTGAACGGGAGCCGCACGTAGTTGCCCAGGGCGGGGGAGCGCACCCGTATCTGCTTGGGGAACACCTCCTTGGGGGCGTACCCGACCGCCTGGCACGCCGCGGTCAACGCTTTCTTCATCGTCCGGGCCGACACCAGGAACTCGGCGGGGAACACCCATACGTGGTAGCCCCGGGTGGTCTGCTCGATCCACGCCGGGACCCCCTTGAAGTGGAGTGAGGCACGCAGGTTCCGGGCCAGCCCGTAGTCGTCGGTGTCGATGTCGATGCAGCCCCAGCTGCAGCGGTCCCCGATCACGTTGTACACGCCGATCCAGTCAGCCGGGTCGGCTGAGGTCAGGTGACGCTCGAAGTGGTGGGGGGTCAGCGGTTCACGGATGCTGCCCCCCTCCCATGATCCGTAGGCGTCGGCCCGACCGCGGAACAGGCGGATGAAGGTGTCCACACAGTGAATCACTTCGATTCACACCTTCTTCAGCCGGGGGTTCTTACGCTTCGCCGCGCCAGACGCCCTTCGAGAGGATGCGGCCAGGATTGCACCGGCCCGGTCCTTGCTGATCCCCTGCTGACGGGCGATCTTGGCCTGGACATTGCCGAAACCGGGGTGCTTCTTCGTGCTCTTCGCCATTTCACCCCCCCTCGCTGTACTGGTCTTGTTCGATCACGTCCTCTTCTTCGATCTCGAACGACATCTGGCCCATCTCGGCCCAGCAGTCTTCGCACACGTCCGAGACCGTGGAGTAATGCACTTGGTTGCATCGGCGGCACCACTTCTTCGCAGCTTGCAGCCCTACCATCGGGCCTCCCTTTCGTCGTCGTCCACCACGCGCAGCCTCGCTTTGGCTACGTACTGGCGGGGGAGATGGCCTTCGAGGGGCCGTAGCGCGCCAGTCGCATGGTCCAGCTCGAAATCCACCTCCCCCACCAGTCGTCCCCCGGGCCGCTTGTTCTTGGTCAGGTTGACGGTGAGCGTGTACTCGTGGATCAGCCGTTCGTGAGTGAGCAACGCCAGCCGATCCTGAGTCCACGACGACAGGTCACCTCGGCGTGTGAGTTCGTCAATCTCCGCTTCCAAGGCAGCCTTCTTCCGTCTCACCCCGAGTTGGAAGGTGGCCCAGGTCTCGCCCCCGAAGTTCCCCGAGTCGATCCTCATCGCCTGGCCCCGCGACCCCGCGGCACGGGAGGTCTGGTGCAACACGACGAGAGGGATCTCGAAGTCGGAAGCGAATGCTTTCACCGCGTCGGCCCGACCGGACAGGTCGCCCGACTGCAGCAGATCGAGAAAGTCCAAGATCACCACGTCGGCGTCTTCGGACCACACTTCCCGAGCCTCTTCGTAACAGGCCCGCATGATCCGGGGGGTGATCGGACGGTCGAAGATCAACAGGTTGGGGAAGTGTTCGACAGTCTCATGCACCAGCCGCAACGCTTCGGGGTCATAACCCGCCACCCGGGCCTCCAGCTGGGCCACGGGGATCCCGAACACCAACGCGGCCAGCTTGATCAACACCAACGGGGCGGGTTCGTCGGGACTGAACAGGGCGATGCGTCGCCCGGCGTTGTTGGCGACCATGTTCAACGTCAACAGGGTCTTGCCCGAATGGGCATAGCCGGTGACGAAGGTGAGATGGCCCGGAGACATGCCCCGCATCTCGCGATCGAACGGCTCGAAGCCGAGACACACCCGGCCGGACTGGGCTTCGGTGATGACACGCCTGGCGGCGTCGGACAGAGGTCGTACGTGCTGCAGGGAGGCTGTTGCTTCAACCAGCTGCCATCCTGCTGCCACCTCTTGGGGTGACAGCAGCTCAGTCACGAGTCAGGCCCTGTCCAGACCCGTGCGCGGAGCAGTTGCTCGGTCATCGCGGTGGCCAGAACGCAGGCGCGTTCTCACCCCCGGTGGTGGCCTTGAACCAGGGCCGCTTCGTGTTCTGCACCCGGTCCCGGTTGTCGTACACCTCGGTCACACCCTTGGCTGCGGCCTGCTCGAACAACCAGTCGGGCAGCGGCCCGAACTGGTTGCCCTTCACGGCGAGGCTGCCGTACACCATCGGCTGAGGTGGCGGCGGGGCAACCTGCAGCTGCTGTTGGGGCATCGGAGCCTGCATCGTCTGCACCGCGCCGGGGAAGTGAGCCTGGATCACCCGGGCCGCTTCCTCTTCGGGGTCACCGATCTGACCGAACAGGCTGTTGGCCAAGAAGTTGAAGATCACCTCGAACTCGGCCGTCCCCTCGGCGGTGGACAAGTCGAGATCATGGGCCAGGTCCACTGCGCCCTTGAACGCAACCTGGGTGATGATCGAACGGTCACGGAAATCCATCTGGTCCCTCCGAATGGTTACGCCGACCAGAGGTCCTGGTCGGTGGACAGGCGAGCGCCCTTGCAGACGCTCCACCAGGGGCACCACGTTGCGTTGCATAGGTGGTGGTCCTCGTCCCGAGGCCAACGACGCTTGACGCCCAGCGCGTCGGCCAGATCCAAATACGACTCCAACTGGTCGAGCAGCCACCCCTCGTGGGCGTGAGTGCGTTGAACATCGACCAGCTGGGTGGTCACCGCGTCGTTGTTGCCCCGGACCATCACGCCGTAGCGGAACGGAACTGGGAACTCCCACTCACCTCCGACCCCGCCATGCACGGCCGCAACGGCGTACACGGTGGGCTGAATCGCGGTGCGCTGCTTCTCTTTCTGATAGAACTTCTTGCTCGCCGTCTTCCAGTCGATGATCACCCCGGACGGGTCCACGTAGTCCATCGTCCCGGTGATCCCGACTGTTCTTCCTCGCCGCTCGAACAGGGGCACCTTGAATTCGACCTCGACCTGACCGCCGAGTTCGATGTGCGGGAGCAGCTCCCTCGCCCAGGCTTGGGCCAACCGGCGTGACCAGTCGGCCAGCTGGGCAGGCAACGTCCACTTCACCCACCTGACTTTCCGGCTCTCGCAGTAGCGCATGGTCAAGTCGTAGGCCAGCGGTCCGATCTCGTCGGGGGTGGCGTGTCCTTCCAGCACGGCCCGGATCCCAGCGTGAACACCGGTCCCGATCATGGCCGAGTCGTTGGTGGCCCGGTCGAAGTCGGGTTCTACGAGAGCCTGGCGTCCCCGTTCCAAACAGCGGTGCGCGTTGTCGAGCCACGATTGGCGGAACCAGACGTTTCCGTCTTCGTCAACGAGCACACAGCCATCATCCACCCGGATTCGCACAGCCCCGGGAAACTGCTCAATCCGGGCCGCGGAACAGCCGCACGAGGGCGCGAGCCTGATAGTCGGTGAGACCATGCACCTGATAGATCTGGTGGATCCGGTAGGCCGACATGCCCGAGCGAATGTCCTGCTCGCATTCGATCTGCAGGTCCTCGTCCCATGCCACCAACGCGGTGTCGCGCCCGTTGGAGATCACGTAGCACTGGTCCAGGTGGCTGATCCCCACGCCGTCTTCGATGGCCACCCACGCCCGACCCTCACGCAACCACCCGGCCATCAGCTTCCACTTCAGTCGGCGGTCGGTCACTTTGGGGGTGTTGGCCAACTGGTTCATCCCGGTCTTACCGATACGCAGCGCGGCGTCGTTGTAGATGCGCAGGTGTTCGAGGTAGTCCGCGAACGTGTCGGAGCTGGGGTTGTCGTGGAACCCGGTCATCCGGGCAATGCTGTCGTGAACAGGATTCGACACGTCGTACAGACGCTCCCATTCGTCATCGATCATCAACGTCGTCCCCTCCAGGCGCTTGCTGTTGAACGCCGTGGTCCCCCCACCGACCCGCGCGGATGTTTGCACCCCGCCCTGCGATGGTCAAGGGGACACCATGTCCATCATTCGCGCTGATCGACCCCGTGATCGAGAGGCGTCCACATCCCCTCCGCCTCTCGGGAGCGCAGCGGGAGCGAAGCGAGCGAGGGTGGCCGGGATGTGGGCGACTCGATCTCTTCGGATCGGTCGCCCGAAGGGTGACCCGTCACCGGGATGAGCCTGGCTCAGTGGGCCTCGCCAGTCTCATGGATCATCCCAGCGGTTTGGCAAAGCCCCGGGGACTATTAGCGATTGGAATGAATCGGTTTGATTCAGCCGAAGGTCAGGCGGTGTGCTTGCGCGGTGCCCGGTTGCGCGATGCCCGCCGCTCCGCTTCCAGCTCTCGCCGCAACGCCACCAGCTGGCGGGCCTGGTAGTCCACCAGGTCGTGCAGCCCGGCCACCATCGCGTCGGTCATGTCGTCGCCGGTACGGCGCTGCGAGCGCAGCGGCACCTTGCCAGAACGTCGGAGGATGTCGTACAAGACAGTGCCCCCGATCTTCCACTTCTGCTTGATCTCGATCACGGTGTAGCCCGCGAAGTAGTCCGCGATGATCGCGTCCTCACGCTCAGAAGCCTTCACTAGCCGCGTCCTTCTGGTTGTTCCGATGCCCGAACCTCTCCCAACTCGGGGCAGGTCGGAGTGTAATCGTGCCCTCACAGGCAGTGCGAGTAGCTTGCCTACCCGCAGGTAACGGGACGGTTAAAGATCTGGCCCCGGACGCGACGAAACCCCCCCGGACCGGAGTCCAGGGGGGTTTCGCACTGGCCAGGTGATGTCAGCAGTCCACGCGGCTAGGAGAGGAAGCTGACCGACCAGAGTCTACCGCTTGACCCGACGACCCTCGATGCCCTCGGGCTTCCAGATGTCCGGGTTCTCCGCGTGGGCCAGGTTGCGTTCCCGTTCGGCTACGAACGCCGCCGACACCTTGGCGTAAGCCCTCGTCGTGTCCAGCTTGGAATGGTTCATCAAGTCTCGCATCCGCAACAGATCGACCCCGGCGCGGAACAGGTTCGTCGCCGCCGAATCCCGAAGATCATGGGGCTTGAACGCGTTCGGTGGCAGATCGGCCTGACGCAACAGCTTCTTCAACAACCGGTTGATCTTCAACCCGTCAGCCTCCACCGGGATCCACCGGGTCACGTTGCGGTTGATCACCACCTCCTGACCCACCGTGTACACCGACAGAAACTTGGTGTCCTGACGAGCCTTGGCGGTCGCCTCCACAATCTCCAACCACTGATCGAACGGACCCACAAACCCCATCCGAGGTTTCAAGTACAGCTCGATCACCTCGCGGTACGGCAACCGGTGCCACGCCTGATCCTCATCACCCTTGCGCTCGAAATGGAAGATCCCCGGGATCCCTTCGAGATCCAGACGATCCTCCAACTCGTCAGGCAACACGCCCTGCGGGGTGATCGACAGGATCTCGAAACGGCGGAACCCGCAGAAGTACGCCAATCCCAGCCACAGCCGGTCATCGTCGTACAACTCCGAGGCCCACAGCAGCTGCCACAACCGGTCCGGAACCGGGTTCGGCAACGTGTCCGGCACCCGCACGTTCTTGCGCAGGATGTGCCGAGAATCCTTCGACACCGCCACGTCCTCGATCATCACCATCCACTTCCAGAACGCCCGGATCGACATCAGCTTCACCCGCTTGGTGTGCGCAGAAGCCTCTTTGCGACCGTCCGTCCCATCACCGGCACGGATCTGCTGGTTCACGAAATCGTCCAGATCGTTGAACGACACCTCGTCCAACCGTGGCTCATCGAGGAACTCCAACAGGTTCCCCAACACCGTGCGGTAGGTGCGGATCGTGTGATACCGGTTGTTCTCCACATCCATGCGGTACGTCAAGAACTTGTCCAACAGCCTTGAATCAAGATGATTCACGTCATGTTTGTCTGATGACATCTAACTCACTCACTTCACTTCGTTCGCCACATCCTGCGGATGTGGACGGTTATATTCCGAGCTTGAACAGTTGTTCGCTCGGTTCTATTCGTTTCCCAAGTCGGAAGACTTGGGGGATCCGAATGGATCAGGGGTTCGATTCCCCTCAGCTCCACCGGTTCTATTCCGGGGTTTACCTGGGGAAATGCCAGTTAGATTCTCCTGGCCAACCCGGATCTATTCGGCTCTGGCAACCTCCTTCCTGTCGATGCCTGCTTCGATCTGTTTGACCCTGGTGATCGAGATCCCGAGGATCGCCCCGATCTGGGCGAGGGTGTGATCGACCCGCAGTGCGCGTACCGCCGAGCGTCGTGCTCGGGCTACCTGGGCTTGGACTTCGATGAGCTGGCCCCACATCTGATGTGCGGTGCGTGCTCGTTCCTCAGGGGGTAGCGCTTCCAACCATCCGATGGTTGGTGCTACTGCGGCCCGCAGATCACCCCTCACTGGTGTCTCCTTCCTTGTGGACGCACGTGACTTCCCGTGCATAGCAGTACCGGACCCGCCCATGACTGTCTTGTCCTGCGAGCCACGTGTCACCGCGCCGGGTTACCCCGGCGCAGCGCAGTGTCAGACACAGGAAGTCTCGGCCCTGTCGGGCCACGTACGCGGCCCCGGTTCCGATGGTCCTGCCGTTGGGTAGGCGGGCGGTTCTCACGCTGTTCACGTTTCCTCGGCCCAACTTTCTTCTTGGGCCTTGGTGATGTCCTGCAGCCCCTCGGTGAGAAGCTGCCGTTCGTAGGCGGCGTCTTTGGAGGCCCGTGTTCCTTGGGTCATCCTTCGTCGTCGCTTGGTGTTGCTGGACAGTGCCTGCATCAAGGCTTTCTCGATCTGGTCGAGAACTTCTGTCCGCACGACCAGACGGTGTTCCATGTCCCCTTCTTTCAACTTCGTTGAAGCCACACTCTTCGAGCGTGGCGCTTCTATCCACCGGCAATGAGGCCGATGACTACCCAGACCAGGAGGACTACCAGCCCCGCGGTCATGCCTGCTGCTCATGGGATTGTAGTCCACCCTGCACCCGTTCGGCTACGGGACTCTGCACCTGCTCGGCTACGGGCATCAGCACCGGCCGGGTGGTCCCGGTCTTGGAGCTGAACCGCTTGGACTCGGTGATCGGGATGGCTTCACCCCGCTTGGCCCGTGCCCGCATCCCGACGATTCGGTTGTTGACGCTGACCCGCATCCACTCGTACTCGTCGCGTGGCTGCTGGACCGCCTGGGCGATCTCGGGGATGCTGATTCCCTCAGGGTGGGCGTTGATCACGGCGACGATCTCGGCTTCGGTGACGTACCTGCCACCGACCGTGTAACCTGCCTTGGCCTTGGACCCGCGGGAAGCTTGGTTCTTGCCCGAGCCTTTGCGCTTGGTTTGCACCGCGGCCTCGACCTCGGCTGCCAGGTCGGTGGGCTTGGGGAAGCCAGTCTGGTGCTTCGGTGCCTTGGGCTTGGGTCCGTTGAGACCGAGCGCGGCGACCAGGTTGGTCCCGAGCAGTGCCGCATCGGTCAGCCCGAAGTGTTCGGGCACCTTCACCTGAGCGAACTCGGTGAGACTGCCGTCGTGGTCATCGACCAGTCCGTACTTGACTTTCCCGTCGCTTACGAGAGCGATGATCTGCTTCATGGTTCTTTCTTCTTTCCTTTGTTATGCCACACCGCTGATCGGTGTGCCCATCGTGCCCAGCTCTTCCTCGAACAACTGAGACACGAACTCTTGACGCCACTCCTGGGGGGAACGGCGTTCGTCTTCGCCCCGGCGCTGATAGCCCTCGGGGTAGTCGTAGCGGCTGTGGACTTCACCCGAACGGGTGATCCACTTGATCCGCGTGGTGGTGCAGTCGGCACACTGGCTGACGAGTCCGATGGTTCCGAACTCGATGCCCAACGGTGCCTTGGTGGTGTCTTGTACCTTGCCCTTGTGTCTCCACTCGTGGCCGAGTGATCGGCATTGAGCGAAGATGACAGGGTTGGGTGCCTTTGGTCTTGCCATGTCTTCCTTTCCTCTGTAGCCGCCTGCAGGGAGGACTGTAACAGGGGCTAGCTACACGCGATGATGCCCCCCGGACTACCCGGGGGGTCCATCGTGAATCAGATTGATTCGGGCCTCACGCCTCGTAGACGTTGTTGGCCTCGTAGCTGCGGACTGAGTACGAGCTGCCCGTGTGTTGCGCAGCCCGGTACAGCTCGGCGGCGAACACGTCGGCCTGCTCGTTCTCGTCCTGACCTCGACGCAGCTGGAACTCGACGGTGACCACCAAGTCGGCGGTCCACTCAGTGATCCGGCTCGGCGGCGTGAACGTGCGCAGCTCGGCGGCCACGTCGTCGCGGAAGTCATCGAAGTCCGAGCAGTAGCCCTTGTCCTGGGCGAAGTCCATCGCCCGCTCCCAGGTCAGCTCCAAGTCATGGAGCTGGTTGGCCTGGAGTTCCCGAAGACGGTCAATCTGTCCGATCAGATCCTCACGGTCCGAGGCCAGGGCGTTGACCCTGGTCTGCAACTCGGTCACCCGGTCGTCGGTGGTCTGTTCCCTGGCTGTCGCCAGTTCACGCTCTAGCTCACCGGTCCGATCATGGAGGTGGTTGTTGGTGTCGTGGTACTCGCTGACCGTACGGGTGAAGTCACCGATGCGGGCCTCCTGCTCGTTGATCCGCTGGGTCTGGCGCTCGTTGCGCTGCTGCCACTCGTCGCGCTCCGCGGTGAGCAGCTCGACCCGCTCGTTGAGCTGGCCCAGCTCGGTTTCGTTGACACGACGGATGTACTCGTTGCGCTGTTCGACCAGCGCGTTCGCCGCGTCCCGCTCTTCACGGGCCGACGTGACCAGCTCCTGGGCGTTGCGGACCTGCAGCTCCAGCTCCGCGATGCGCTCGTCGCCCATCTCGGCAATCGTGTCCTGGGTGGCCTCGACCTGACCGGCGTGGAACGCATCGGCCAGGGCACCACGGGCGTACTGAGCGATGCGCTCGGCCGCATACTCGGTGTCCACCACGATGGGGACGAGTGGTACCTCGTTGACGATGGGGTCACCCTCGCTCTGGTGGCGGGAGACCACGAGGTAGAACGTGTCACCGTCCTGGCGGATGGTGACGGTGGGAACTTGGTGTGTAGTCACTTTGACTTCTCATCTCTTTCGTGCGGCAGTCTTTCGACCACCGTGCTTCGTTGTTTGGTTGGGTTGTGTGTAACGTGTGCGGCAGACAACTGGGGACTTGGTGGTCCTTCGTTGTTTGGTTGGCCTCACTCCCCGGCCCCGCCGCACGTTGGGCCGGGGGTGAGGTTGAATCAGGATGATTCATCGTCTGGCCGCAGCGTCAGCCGCGGTCAGATCTCGGTGAGCAGATAACTGCCGACCTGGTTGCCGTTGGCGTCGAGGATCGTGCCCTGGTGGGGGAGTCCGTCGTCCTCGATGTCTGTGGCCAGTGCCCGCAGGATGCGGACCAGCTCGTGGTCATCCTCGAACTGGAAGGCCGCGTTGTCCATGTGAATGACGAGGGAGAAGTTCACCCTCCCTCGCCATCGTCCAGCCGGTCCTCGATCTCAGCCAGCCGCGATTCGAGACGA